ACTATCCCAAAGATCACCAACCGTTCCTGATACTTCACTTGCTATACCACCAATACCTTGTGCACCCAAAAATGTCAACATTGCGGGGCCTAGTGCAATAAGGCCAGCGGATAGTGTCAAAAGATTAGAACCATCAATTTTATCAAGTTCAGCTAAACCACCCGCAAGATTTTCCATCAAGCTTTTCATTCCAGAACCGTCAATGGAAAGCATTGAAGCTAAATCACCAGCAGCAGCCCATCCAGAAAAGAACGCACCTAAACCAGTTCCTATAAGACCCATACCAATCGCGGCTGCACCAGCACCAACAGGCCCAAATAGCGCACCACCAACCATTAGTGCAGATAGCCCAAGTAATTGACCATCTGAGAAAGCGGCCAGACCTTCCGCCAAATTTTGCATTACTGACTTCAATCTGGAACCATCAACATTCATGTAATTAGCAGCAGCATCGGCAGCAGCCAATCCAGCAAAAAATCCACCGATACCAAAACCAATAGCCGTCATGCCTACAGCGGCGGTAAGCGAACCTACAGGGTTAACCGCACCAAATAGCGCACCAGCGCCTAACATGGCACCCAATGCAGATAAATCTCTTGCGCTAAATGCGGCCAAACCCTCACTTAAATTTTGCATTTGTGTTTTGAAATTAGATAAATCAGACCCCATCATGGCACCTAATGAATCACCAGCGGCTAAGCCCGTGAAAAATCCACCAATGCCAAAACCGATTGCAGTCATACCTACAGCGGCTGTAAGAGAACCCACTGGACTTACCGTGCCAAATAGTGCACCAGCACCTAACATGGCACCTAAAGCAGATAGATCTCTTCCACTAAATGCGGCTAACCCTTCACTCAAGTTTTGCATCTGTGTTTTGAAGTTTGACAAGTCCGAACCCATCATGGCACCTAGTTCGTCACCAGCAGCCAAACCAGTAAAAAATCCGCCAATACCAAAACCTATTGCCCCCATTCCCACAGCAGCTTTCATGGAACCTACAGGTCCAACGGCACCGAACAAAGCACTCGTGCCTAGTAATGCACCCAAAGCAGTCAAATCTCTTGCGCTAAATGCAGCTAATCCTTCACCTAGATTCGTCAACATTTTCTTTAGATTTTCACCGTCACCAAATGCACCTATAGCCATATCAGCACCAGCAAGACCAGTGAAGAAAGCACCAATACCAATACCAATTGCACCTAAGCCGACACCAATTGAAAACGCGCCGCGTCCCAAAAATCCAGCAACACCAGCGCCAGCTAAAATGGTTGTCAAACCGCCAATTGCGCTAGCTGTTTTTTCGCTAATTGATATGTCGGGTCCAGAGGAACGACCAGCACCACCTCTTTGTGATACTGATTTGTCCACACTACCAAGTTTTTCTTTGGTAGCTTCCCTTTCTAGAGACTCGGCTTGCAATTCTAGTGTTTTCTTTAACAAAGAATTTTGAGCGATGATGGAATTGTCAATTGACTTGAAAATAGGTTTCAGATTATCAAGACGCATGTTCACAGATTTTACGGAATTTGTGCCAGTGTTTCTAGACAACTGGCCTTCCGCTTTCAATCTTTCTATTACGTCTTTAAGTGTAGTGTTATCCATTTACTTACTTGCTCTTTTCTTCTTGTTTTTGTATGAAATCTATAAGCATATCAAAATACAAGTCCCTTTCGTATGGAAGCATATTTTCAATTTCGGTAATGCTATACTTATGATGTTGAGCCATACTGAAAACTTTTTTGTAGTATATCAGTAGATTCGTATGACTCAACACTAGATAAAAAAAGTTTGCGTCCCCTGTATCACGAATGTCTTGTCTTTACCGTCTTTGGTCTTGTAAGGTATTTCATGGCGAATTTTTGGTAGCGTGTCAAAAAATTCTTTGATTTTTTTCGTGTGGTCTGATTGAAGGCTGTCTACAAATTCCGTGACTTCTTCTTTGGTAAAGTCGGCAAACTTATACACATCATCTTTTGACACCAATTTATCCATACATGAAATCATCACATCGTAGTTCTTATCAACCGATGAAACATCATCACTCAAAAGAATGGTAAATTCATCTATTGTTGGGTAGCGCATGTACAAGAAATAATCATCTGACACTTTTATTTTGTTAGTATGATTTTCGTCTTTTTGGATCTTGACTTTTGAAATATCCATCTCAACTTCAATGGATTCTTCGGTGTCGGGATCTGTAATTGTGAATTTAACTAAGTTGTCAACAGAACGTGAACGCAATGTCAAAAGAACATATTCTATGTCAAACACCGCCAATTCGTCTACATTTTTTCCTATCAAACAGTTGTTTATTATTTGCTTGATAGATAGAACGATCTGATTCACATCATTAGATTCTTGTGAAGTCAATAGTATTTTTTCTTCCTTGACCGTAAATGGTCTATACTTGACTTTCTCGCCAGTCGAAGGTAATTTCAATTCATATATCGGAAGTTCTATTTTTGGTAGTGCCATGATTTATCTCCTTATCATTTAAATAAATTTCGCAGTCTTGCAAAGTCGTTTTTGATTGTAGTGAAACGGTTTATCGCATCTTGAATTGATCTTGGCAATCCTACTTGTTCAATGGTCTGCCCATATCCACCAATGGTATTAAGATAATCCAGATAACCCGTTCCCCGCGCAAATCTGTCTGTAGGTATCCCCGTTCTTGCACCTTGCATCTTTATTTCACTATATGAAAAATTCACCGAAAGATTCGCAAGTGAATTGTTATCTTCCCAATTCAATGTAATTCCGCCTATTTGTGTGGGGTACACATCTTTCAATGTGCAAAGATAAAACGCATTTGGGTCGTGTGTCGAATAATACCTAATTTCCATGTCTAAAGCGTATTCTTTCTTGTAGCCCATTTCATAAGGATACTTGTCATCTACAGAAGAAAATACACCACCAGACATATCGTAATTTATTACTTTCTGCATCCATTCATGAAAAAAGCTAAGAACCTTATGGTCTGAGTCCATCAGGAAAATACAATTCAGTGGATCAGAAGTCATGCCTAGAGGGACAGATTGTGGAAGCCCGAATCCTTGTGGTTTGAATTCGTTCACTGTTAGATTGATTCCCGGCAAAGTTACCGTCTTACAGAAGAAACGCAAATCGCCACTTGGCATGAATTCATTAGATGGTCTGTCTATGTTTTTTTCAAATATGCTAACCACGAAAAAACTGGTTCGTGCCAATCCACCATACTGATCCACTTTAGACTTGAAATCGTTGATGTTGAACGTCATTTACTGTTCCTTATGATTTTTCTTGAATCTTCCCAAACTTTTGTTTTGGTTGCTTTTTCGAATCTTGCAGTATCCAAGAAAAGTGCGATATCCCATTCTACAGGATTCACATATAACATACGGCTTCTAACATGACTGGTCAAATAATGCTTTATTGTAGGCTTGAATTCTTTGAATTTAGTAGTTGCGATTAGAACTTTATATGAAATACTCAACTTCGTGGACTCGTCATACTTTTCGTTGTTCGCGATTTCGTATAGGTTGTCCATCAATCTTGCTCTGAGTGGTAATGGAAGGTAGTGAAAATTTATCCCAAGGAATCCACCTTTTGCGCGGTTTATAGGAAATATCAATGGGAATCTGTCATAGTAAGGTAGCGTTGCTTTGTGTTTAGGATCATAGAAAAACATATACATGTTGCCAATCCTGAAACGATTTTCGAATTGGTTAGTTTTGTCTTTCATCAAAGTGGTTTCATTCACTTTGCCGACTGCTTTTGCTTGTTCGCGATACCATACTCTGGCCGTGCTTGTTCTAGCTGGAACTTGTCCAGACTTGATACCTTTTAGTAACAGTTCGTCAAAAATTTTTGCCAATTTACTTTATTCCTAATTTTTTTTCTGTCATAAGTTCGAAGACCCAACCCCTTTCGGCGCAATATTTTTTAGCCGCCTCCCATTTCGCATCATTGATTCCAAAAGTTTTAACTTCGTTTAGATATCTTCTTGAAATTCTACCACTAGGCGTAGCATTCTTTTTTCTTATGTCAGGCGGCATGGTTTGCTTTTCGGGTTTTATCTCTATCATCACTGTAACATATTTATCATCACCAATGCGTTTTTTTAGTATAACATCTGGAAAATAACGATGTATTTTACCGTCAATGGGTGAACGATATGGAACGGCTAATTCTTCACTTTGCCACCAAATAACGTCTGGGTGTTTATCCACGAATCTGAAAAATTTAAGTTCCCACAAAGACCTATAAATAATGTTGGAGGGGTCGCCTTTATATTTTTCTGGTGATTCTGGTTTAAAGCGTCCTTTGTATGCCATTTCATTTCCATTTTGTTGCATAAATAACAATAAGTTCTAACTGTATTTATAAGGAAAAATTGATGCCAGCTTCTGATGTAATCGAAAGAAGAAGACGACAAAGAAATAACAACATACTTCAATTCCCCGATGACTTGGGGGCACACGCGATGCTTATGCTATTTAGAAAATATGAATATGTGAAGCCAGGTGTAAGAAGATTGAATAGGGTGTCGGATGAAACTCTATCTACAAGTAACCTTAGCGGAATGGATAACATAATGGTTCCATTGCCGTCAAACATAGCAGACAAATATTCGGTAAGACTTTCTCGTTTTGATCAAGAGGTTACTGGTGACTTGGTTTCGACTGCTGCGGCTGGAATTGGTGGTGTTGACACATCAGTCGGTGAAGCGGCTAACCAAGTAGATTTTGGGCAACTTATAGGAGCAGCTTCGGAATCGTTGCCTTCTTTTGGTGGTGCTGTTGATGCTGTAAAGCAAGCTTTTTTGCAACGAGATGTGGGTAAGCTTTCAAGAGATGCCGCGTTTTTGGCTAGAAGAACAATAGATAAACAGTTCAGCGGCCTTTCCAGAAATTTGGATGCTGGATTTGGCAATGTGATAAACCCCAAAGCGGCACTTTATTTTGATGGTGTGGAAATGAAAACCCATACATTCAATTGGAGTTTCACCCCACGTTCCGAATCTGAATCAACTGCAATTCGAGATATCGGCAACGTTATAAAGAAGAATATTCTTCCATCGTATGGTGACGTTGGTGGATATAACCGTGTCCTTTTGAATTATCCTAGCACCGTTGATATATTTTTCTTTGGTATAGACCAATCTTATTTCATGTTCTTCAAGACTTGCATGGTTCAGTCTTTTGACATAGATTTTTCGCCACAAGGTCTTGCTTTTGTAAAAGGCGGGAAACCTGCCACTGTCACTATGGCAATGAACCTTATGGAAACAGATATTCATACCTCGGAAGACTATGGCGGTGAAGGAACAATAGAACCAGATCAAACAGCGGCGGATATTCAGAACGTGTTGTCTGATAGGTCCAGAGGCATAGCAAGAGGATTCTAACATGTCAAATTATTTCGAAACACTACCATTGATACGATATGATGGAAAAGTATCAAGAGATTTGTCTAGGAACGACAAATTCAGGAACTTCACACTCGCAAATCCATTTGTATTTTTGCCATATACTATCAAAGATGATGACAGACCAGAAGACATAGCATACTATTATTATGGAAGCACTGACTACACTTGGTTGGTTTATTTGTCTAACAACATAACAGACCCATATCACGAATGGCCGTTGTCAGAAGAAAATTTTCACCAGTATTTGATGCAAAAATATAAAGAGCGTTCTGGTTTGGAAGGATATGATGTTGTCGATTGGACCAGACGGCAAGATAACGATGATAACATAGTATATTACTACAGGGAAGTATAATAATGGCTGATATAGTAAAACTCAATCCCATTAGCTTTAGAACTATTTACCTAAGAAAAGAAGATAGAGTCATTCTAAGAACTGAATCTAATAGACGAATCGTAATTGATAGAATAATTCCAGATGAATGGAAGCCGTATAGGATATATGATTTGGAATATGACTTGAATGAGAACAAGCGAAATATTCTTCTTGTTGATAAAAAATACCTTTCGCAAATTGAAGATGAATTGAAGAACAGTAGAAAATGACAGAAGAAAACTATGTGCTACCAGGTTATTATAGGTTAGACAAAGCCATTATAGCCAATTACAAAGGTAAGCAAATCGACATTAAAAATATGATTCCTTCCCTTGACATTATAGAGTCATTGGAAAACGATAGTTTGCGCGGTAGTCTTAACATAATCGATACAGTTGGCTTTATGGAAGATTTTCCTTTGCGCGGCGAAGAAAGCTTACAACTAGTTCTTCGTGACCCATTAAAAAACGAAAAAACTTTCGACATGTTTGTATACAAGATTAATAATATCGAAATAATGCCGAATAACGATGGCGTAAGATACACGATGCACTTCACTTCATATTCCCGTTTTCAAGCGGGCATTAGAAAAATAGTAGCGCCATATGAAACCACTATATCTGTGATTGCACAAGACATTTATGACAAATATTATGGCGACTTGAAACCCTTGGTGATAGAACAGACAGAAGGCACTTTTCGTTGCGTGATTCCAAATTACACACCGATGCAAGCTATGCAGTTTTTGGCTTCGCGGGCATATAGTGTAGAAAGCCCATCTTGCTCTTTCAGATTTTTTGAAAATAGCGATGCGTTTTATTTTGTGTCAGATGAATTCCTTATAAAAACTGCATTAGAAAATGACGGCCAAAATGTAAAAGAATATACTTTTGATCCGAAGATAGACAACTCTGGTTTAGAATTTATCAGACAAATGCAAAACTTTTCGCAGATGACAAACGCTGAAAGATCTGATTCGCTTTCTGATTTGTATTCTGGCGCATACACCAATAATGTTGTCGAATTGGATTTGATGCGAAAGAAGGTAATCGATAATCGTTATACATATAAAGATGAAAGAAGCCGATACATACAATTTGACGAAAATAGCCAAGACACACATTCAGAAGAATTTATAAATGATATATTTGTCGAAGAAAACGAAAGAAAATTTATTCTAGTTCGTGACTATGGCGCTTTGGGAGACGAACCAAGTAATGTCAGAGGCGAACAATATTTGGCTGAAATAACTTCCAATAGGCTCGCATATAGACACCACTTGAAGCACATAACCGTGAATGCGATTGGGTATGGTCGTTTGGATTTGAAGGTTGGCGATGTGATTGATTTGTTGGTTCCAGAATTTACTTCTGGTTCTGACAAAACTGATAACCCACAACTTTCTGGAAACTATCTGTTGCATACCTTGAGGCACAGTTTTGATAACGATTTGTATCAGGTTTTCATGCAACTTGTAAAATATGATTGGAGCACTTGATGCAAGAAACAGGCGTAGGTTTAAAAAATCCTTTGTGGTTCATTGGTGTTGTTGAAAACAACGTTGATGAAAGATTGGAAGGACGTGTTCAAGTTAGGGCATTTAATGTTCATGGAACAGTTGCGCAAATTCCTACTGAAAATTTGCCATGGGCGATTCCTATTAGTGGAAGTTATGACCCAAACAATCCACCACCTCCTCTTAATTCTTGGGTTTTTGGATTTTTCATTGATGGGCGTGACGCGCAACAGCCAATGATACTTGGCTTGATACCAACACAAATGACCGAACCTATAGACCCACAAAGGACAGGTTGGGGGAGATTTCCGAATAGCGAACCATCCAACTATGATAGATTATCTTTTGGTAGTAGGGCGCGTGACTTTGGCCAGCCACTTCTTTCCAGATTGGCAAGGGGTGAAAACATTGAAGAAACTTATGTTTTGGCGCAAGAAGTCGGTAGAATCAGAAATGTTTCTTCTACAGAAGGCCAACCTTCATGGGAGGAACCTGCTGCTGCATATGGCGCACAATATCCTTTCAATCGCGTTATAGAAACAGCGTCTGGCCATTCCATAGAAATTGACGACACCCCTGGCGCAGAAAGAATCATGATATGGCACCGTTCGGGTTCTTTCTTGCAGATAGATTCTGGTGGGACCAAACTTGATAAAACAGCAAGTGACAAATACGATATCACACAAAATAACCATCATGTATACATAGGTGGCAGGAGCATGGTTACTATAGAAGGTGACAGTCATGTTGTCGTTAAAGGTAACAAGACCGAAGAAATATTTGGCGACTATAGACAACTAATTCATGGAAATCACGAACTTTCGGTTGGTGGCCAATTAAACTTGAATGCCAGTGAAGAAATACAAGCAAGGGGTGCGAAGGTTCGCATAGAAGCTAATGTTGAGAATGTCAATATAAAATCTGCTAAAAACTTGAACATCGAATCTTTGCAATCGACACATATAAAATCGGGAATCGCTATATTCCAAGACGCTAAAAATTCTATTAATATCAAAGCTGGCGACAACCTATTTACGGAAATTGGGGGCGCTGCGAACATAAAATCAGAGACCATGTTCCTTACTTCTTCTGGTGCATTAGATCTTAAAGGTGGGCACGTCAAACTTGGTGGCGGGACGAAAGTTAGTATAAATGCTTCTATAGTTGCAGTTGACGACATTATACAGTTGTCTAGTAACCAATCCATGGAGCCTGATGAAGCAAGCGAAGCTACTGCTGCCGATCCTTCTGAAAGTGCGGAATTGCCAGAGCCAACAGCAAAAGGTATGGGTTCTACCGCAGGTTCTGGTGGAAGTGGTGGTTCAGGAGGAGGCTCTTATAGAAACTTGTCATCTATAGGTTCTTCTGGTTATGTTTCACAAGATGATTTAGACGGTGGTTCATTCGCTGGTGGTGAAACTTCAGATGTTGCACCAGAAGCATTAAGACCATTGTTGAATTTGATTGCGAGGGCGGAATCGGAATCGGCTGGTGGATATAATGCTTACAACCGTGGGACAATTGGAAACCGTGTTCTTGGCGCTAACCAAAGTATAAACTTTTCGCTAATGACTATATCAGAACTTATCAGAAGAGGTGCTTTACCTGCCACTAATCCCGAAAGAATTTTTGCGGCGGGCCGTTATCAAATTATCCCAGGGACACTTTTACAACAGCTTAGCAGAACAGGCATTTCAAGAGATTCTTTATTTTCTCCAGATGTTCAAGACAGATTGGGGATATCTTTGCTGGAGCTACGCGGGCTTAACAGATTCGTAAGTGGCGCAATTACAAAAGAACAATATGGTAATAGTTTGGCACGTGAGTGGGCTGGACTACCAGTTATCACAGGTTCAAAAGCAGGACGAAGTTTTTATGGGGGGCCTAATAGTTCCAACGTTTCAGTTTCTGACGTTCTTAAAGCTTTGCAATTTATTTTGGATTCCCAACAACAAAATCCGAGTGTGAACATTGGGATATCATAAAGAGGTAAAATATGGCAGATGATTGTAAAGACAATTCAGACCTAATACAAAATAGCGCGAATTCTATTACAGCGGAACGCTTTGTTTCGACTAGCATACAAGCTAGTTTTACAGACCCTTGTAAAGAAGATGAAGATGTCGTTTCGTCATATCGTGAAGCGACATTTGTTCCACCTTCACAGGATGGATTGCTTAGAAGAAATAATATTGATTTTTTGATATCAGATTTTGAAAGTCGAGTGGTCGCGACTGATGTTAATGTCATAGAAGAAATAGTGAATACTTTTGGAGAAGAAGATTTCAAAGAATCTGTTAGTGGGACAAATGTGTTTTTCTATAAATCGAAGAATCCAGTTCCGCCATTTGCGCCGATAGATTTTTCATTGTATCCAAATTTGGAATTTAGATTGGATCAAGGAACATCGATAACTCTTATCGAAGTTGCAGAATTTCTAAAATCCAACTTTTTCACGCCGATATCGTTGCTACAGGAATATCGCGAAAATCCAAATCGCGCTTTGAGACAGTGGGACAATTACTACAATAAAAACTTTTCAAAAACGTCATTGGGTTCTTTTTGTGCCTTAGCTCCGACAATATTCGGTGCGATATCAGGTTTTTTCACACTTGCGCAAGATTTGGCGGGAAGAATAAACGACTTCATCGGTAAGATACAAAACTTTAGTATTGCTGGTTTGATAGATAACTTGAAGCAGCAAATAACTAAGGTAATTGATAAGGTAATTGATAATGTCAAGAACATAGTGGAAAATTTTAGCGTAGAAAATGTTATGGCGCAAGTGAAAACATTTGTTAACGAGTCTATTATTGGCAAAGCAATGCAAATAAAAGAAGAAGTGATGAGTTTCTTTTCGGAAGAAAATATAAAAAAATTCAAAGAAAAAGTGGACGGGCTTATAGCTTATGCTATTAACATATTCAAAAATCCTTCTTTGGAAGAGATACAATACTTGATATATCGTTTTTGTTCTTTCATTGAACAGGTTGAAAGTCTTATAAATGGTGTAAAAGCTCCATTAGACAGTTTTGCTAATAATTTTGATGCTGCATTTAACGCGGTAAGTTCTGCTGGTTCAGTAAATACGATAAGAGCTATCCAATCGGGCGCGTTGCGATTTGATAGTGAAACCAGAAGTGTTGTATCAAGCGACATTCAAGGAAGAACACGTGCAACTGGAACAAGCAATCCTAGACCGATTGCGCAAGCAGATGTTCAAGGTGTCACTTCATGGAACAATGGAAGAGGCGATAGCAGAATCAGATTTGGCGATGGTCTTCAAGTTGGTAGGATGGGCGAAGAAGGTTGGATACGTGTTTCGCCTACGGCAAGAGTTTACTTAATGCGTGTTCAGCAAAGATTTGGAAGACAACTGCAGGTAAATAGTGGATACAGAAGTCCTGAATATAATGCAAATTTAAGACCACCTGGTGCAAGAAATAGTAAACATATGGGAGGTGAAGCACTTGATATAACATGGAATGGAATGACAATACAAAACCGTGAAGAGTTTATAAATATAGCGTTCGAGGAAGGATTTTTGGGAATTGGAAGATACGGGACCAGATTCGTTCACATAGACCTTGGTCCAAGAAGAAGTTGGGGTAGCTAATAATGCCAGTTCCGTTTATATCGCCTATAGGAAAACGAATATCACTTTATTCAGATTTCCACAAAGATTTGACATCAAACCCCATTTCGGGGGACTTGGCAATTAAGCGTGATGAAGAAGCCGTTAAAGAATCAATAAAGAATCTCCTTCTGACAGATAGAGGCGAAAGATTATTTCAACCAAATCTTGGTGGTGATATTAGAGCGATGTTATTTGAAAATAACACGCCTGCTACAATAAAAATTATGCAAGAACAGGTGAAGGCTACGATCCAATCATACGAGCCAAGAGTAGAATTGATAAACGTTGAAGTTACTTCTTCGCTTGATACTAACACAGTAAGAATAAATGTCTTGTTCTATATAAAGAACAACGAGAATCCCATAAATGTCAGTGTATTTTTAGAGAGAATAAGATAAGATGGCGAACAAACCAATAACTGAACTGGACTTTTTTGCATCAAAAGACCAATTCAAAGACTTTTTGCGCAATCAGAATAAGTTCACTGATTATGATTTTGAAGGTTCTAACTTCAATGTGTTGCTAGATGTTCTTGCGTATAACACATTCAAGAATAATTTCTACACAAATATGGTGTTCAAGGAAATGTTCTTGGATTCTGCACAGATGCGCAATTCAGTTATTTCACATGCAAAAGAATTGAATTACCTCCCACGTTCATCTACATCTGCAAGGGCTTCAGTTAGACTTCGATTTGAAAGTAACAATCCAGCCGCGACAATTTTAATACCCCGTGATACTAGGTTCGAAACTGTATTCCAGAACGACAACTTTTCTTTTGTCACCGATAGAGCATATGTGGCCAGAAGAATAACATCAAATACAAGTGGAACCAATACATTCGTTGCTACAGATTTTAATGAACGCGGTGAAGAAATTGGATTAACGATATATGAAGGATTTACTATTCCTGATATCCAAAGAGAAGCTTTTATTCTTGATGATGAAAATGAATTGCGTTGTGTGATTTCTAATGAAACTGTTGATATAGAAAGTATTAGAGTTTTTGTTGGTGATTTGTCTGGTGACGTTTTAGACGAAGATGAAGAAGATTTTCAAGAGTATTTTTTCAAAAAAGATATTTTTGGCGTCAAGCCCGATGATCCCGTTTTCTATATAGAACCTTATTTTGACAATCTATATTCGGTAGTATTTGGTAAAAATGTTTTTGGGAAGCAACCATCGCCAAGTGACGAAATAGGCGTAACTTATAGGGTGTGCAATGAAGACGCGCCAAATGGCGCTAATAGATTTACAACTTCTTTTCTTCCAAATATAATTGTAGAAACACTAAGACCAGCAGAAGGTGGTGCGGCTAGAGAAAGTATTAGCAGCATAAAATTCTTTGCGCCAAAATCAATCCAAATACAAGAACGTGCAGTAACAGAAACTGATTATGAGGTTCTTTTGAAGCAAAGATTTCCGCAAATCAAATCTATTTCTGTATATGGGGGCGACGAACTTGATCCTCCAAGATATGGTAAGGTTGCTATTTCGGTTAATCTACAAGGAAACGTGTCGATTTCAGAGTCAACAAAAAGTGACTTTGAAAGATATTTAAGTGACAAAACACCACTAGCAATTCAACCGATATTTGTCAACCCCGAATTCATATTTGTTGATGTTTCACTTGACGTATTTTACACAAAAAGGTTGACAACAAAATCATTACAACAACTGGAACAAGACATAAGAAGCGCGGTGAAAAACTTTACCGAAACCAATCTTGATGATTTTGGGACGGTTCTAAGAAATTCTAGACTTTCATCTGTTATTGATGATGTTGATAATGGAATTCTAAGTAACAGTATTGTCACGAGACCATTCATAGAATATTCGCCACCAATAAGAGTGGAACAGAACCCCGTGTTCAACTTCAATACTGAATTAGTTAAACCGTATCCTTTCAGAAGTGCATCTGGTATAGAAAACTATAAACCCGCTATAAGAAGTTCGGTGTTTAATTTTAAAGGGGTTTGCGTCTATATACAAGACGATGGCTTGGGTAATATACAGATAGTCAGTGATGATGTTAACAACTTTCAAGTTCTAGCGCCGTCTGTCGGTTCTGTTGATTATAAAAATGGTGTTGTCAGGCTTTCGAGTTTTGTTGTCGATGGATTTGCTGGAAGGGCAATCAAAATGTTTGCTAATACAGTCGATGCTGATATTTCTTCGCCTAAAAGTAGAATATTGACGATACGGGATGAAAATGTAAAAATTAGGCTTGTAGAGAAAAGATAATGGAAATAGAAAAGTTCATATCCTATCAAATTGAAAGCCAGTTCCCTGCTATCTATAGAGAATCGGGCAAGGAACTTGTCGATCTTGTCAAATCGTATTACCAGTTTCTTGAAAGTCAACCGAGTCAATCTTTATATGAAGGTAGGAGGTTATTCGAGTATAGAGATATTGACACGACATTGGAATCACTTTTGATTTTTTATCAAAAGAAGTATCTATCGGGGTTGCCTTTTAACGAAAAAAATATTCGTTTTATCATAAAGCACATACTAGATCTGTATAGAAGGAAAGGCACAGAAGAAGGTCTGCAAATTTTTTTCAGACTGTTTTTTGATCAAGACGTAAAAGTATACTATCCTTCCGAAGCTATACTCAAGCCTTCTGAATCTACATGGAATGTCGTAACCTATATTCAAATGTTTTCAGATGATCCTGAAAAATTTCGTAATTTGGTTGGAAGAAGAATATTCGGTTCCGTTTCTAAAGCAGAAGCTACCGTCAACAAAATTCTTTTCATGCTTTTGAACGGAAATATTGTCCCTGTGATTTTTTTGAACAATGTCAAAGGAAAATTTGTCGGTTTTGACAATATTTTTTCAAGATTTGACACAGGCGAATTTGTAAATTATGGAAGAGTTTACGGTTCGCTAACAGGTGTAGAAATAGACCGCGATTATTTCGAAGCAACAACTGGAAATCAAGTTGGTGATCTTCTAGAAATTGATTCGGATAGAGGCGAAGGTTCTAAATTAATTGTCACGCAGGTGAATACAAGTTTTACTGGCGAGATAAGCTATAGAATACGTGACGGTGGATGGGGCTACACCACAGAAGATACACTATTGCTTGTTTCGAATCAGACCTTTTTCCTAAAAGAGAATTTTCAAATTGAATTTGGCGAACGTGAAATTATAACAGACCAGTTCGGAAATCAAGGTATTTTTATTGGTAGAAATGATCGTGTTGTCGGCATACGATTACGTGAGGATGACGAATTTGTAAGTGGCGTTAGCGTCTTGTCAAAAAGTGATTCAACTGTTATTGAATACGATTTCATAGTTGAAAAAAATGATTCATCCCCAGGTCCGCTTTTCCCTGAAGCAGCAAATAACGAATTGACATTTGCTACTAAATTGAATGACATGGCTAACATCGAAAACATAAGCCTAATAACTGATATCATAGGCGATTTTGTTGACGTCCCATTGGATTCAAGTAACTACAATGACGTCCCACCAGCACAAAGGCCAATGTCTGGAACAGCAGATCCTGTTAATATAAACACTCCTTTGAATTTAGCGTTTGACTTGACACCCTTTGATATAGGAACGATTGTCAACTTCATAAATGTGAATCCTGGGTCTGATTACATAAATGATGTTTTCACGCAAGCGCATGATCCTGTTATTAGGGCTTTTAACAGGTCGGATCAAATCATAACTGTCACCCCATTTTCTGCAACTTTCACTGTAGGTGCAGAAATTCAGCAAGGAAACATTCGTGGAAAAATAAGAAGAGTCATTCCAAGCAATGTGGTAGGTAGAGGTTCGTTGATTGTTACGCCATACGCTTATTATGGCTTTAGTAGGAACCAACCCATAACTTTCAATGGTGTAAATTTCAATGTCCTTTCTATTTCTACAGACTTCGCATCCAGAAAATTTGGATATAATGCAGACATTCGTTCTTCTACCGAATTCGCTATAGGTAAAATAGAAGAAGTCAATGTTGTGGATTCTGGATTTGGATATGTGGACTTGGCTGACAAAATTTTGGTCAAAATCAGACAGTCTTTAAAAATAGTCGATTTTAATACTGGTGTTTTTCAGGTTGGTGACGAAATAACACAAAGCGATATAACAGGTAAAATACTTGAGATATCGAATGTTGGTGAATCTATATTGGTGGAAACGGACGATCTTAGAAGGCTGGATTCTAGACTTTCTATAGGTCATAAAAATAATGAATATGAAATAGTTTCGATAGATGTAATAAAATTTCCTGTAGCAAAAGGGAAGTTGTCAGTTCGCGGGCAAGGTATTACACAAGGTTCTTGGACAACACTGGAATCACAATTGAATAGTGAAGATGGTAAGGTTATACAAGATAGCTTCTTCTTCCAAGATTTTTCTTACGAAATTTTATCAAGGGTTGGCATTGAAGATTATATAGAGCCTCTAAAAGACGTTGCGCATCCATCGGGGATGAAAGTTTTTGGGCGTTTCAATTATGAAGAAAACTTGGGTGTTTCTACTGATGTCCAAATGGTTATAAGAACAGATTTCATAGAACCAGTGACGCCATTAGTAGGCGCAGATTCAACTTTGTATTTTGCAGACTCTACTATTTTGACCGCAGATAACGACAAAGATTATAAATACAGTTCAGATGACATATCAATCACAGCAGATATAACTGGCATAACGTCAGACATACAGTAAAGAGGGAAAGATGGCTCAACAAATCATTAACATAGGTGCAGCACCGAATGACGGGACGGGCGATCCTATTCGTGTTGCTTTCAACAAAACCAATCAAAATTTCACTGAAGTTTATGATCTTATTCCCGAAGATATAAGCGATTTGTCTGATGATTCCAATCTTCTTTTTTCAGGTGATTACGATGATTTGACTAACAAACCAGTAGTTCCGTCAACTCTACTAGATTTGGGAATAGATGACGGCGCGCCAGGTCAAGTGTTGACAACAAATGGCGCGGGCGTGTTCACGTTTACTTCTTCTGGTGGTGGCGGTGGCACTGGTCTAGCCTCCAGAACGCAAATATCCGCATCCACTTCAAATATCGGAAATAATACATCTGCTAATATCCAAATAAGCGGATATAAAGGCTATGTGTTATATAAGATACAGACAAGCGCGGCTGCATGGGTAAGATTATATACTAGTGGTTCTGCTAGAACAGCAGACGAAAATAGAACACAAGGTGAAGATCCGCTACCTTCTTCTGGTGTTTTGGCAGAAGTTGTTACGACAGGAGCAGAAACTATTTTAATAGCCCCTAGTGTGTTTGGTTTTAACGACGATAATCCTGTAACGGGTAGCATTCCAATAAGAGTGACAAATCGTAGTGGTGGTGCGGCAATAATAACAGTAACTGTGACATTAGTCGAATTGGAAGTCTAATATGTCAGATTCTAAAGAATATGTCGTAACTTTGAAAAGCAAAGACGACTTGGATTGTTTCTATGAAGATATGGAAAGCAACATAATTAGCGATTGTGTTCCATGTCGTAAAGTAGATTGTGTTGAAAGAAGGCCAATAAGTAGAAACACGCATTATCACTTGTCTGATGAAGAAGCAGAAAATCTTAAAAATGACCCCCGCGTAGAAACGGTTGAACTATCTATGGGAGAACAGGGTATCGTTTACGAGCCATTTTTCACACAAGAAGAAGTAGACAATTGGGATAAATCGACCACACAAAATACGAATCACAAAAATTGGGGTCTTCTTCGTGTATTCAACGGTGAACAGATTTCGAATTGGGGTTCGGACGGCACACCAGCACAATCAGGAACGGTAACTGTAAATGCAGAAGGTAGAAACGTTGATATCATTATGGTTGACGGTCACGTTAACCCTGATCATCCTGAATATGCGGTGAATCCAGATGGGACAGGCGGTTCAAGAATAATTCAATATAATTGGCTTGGGTTAAATCCCATTGTAACTGGTGGCGCAGCGGGAAACTATATTTACCCACCTTACACTGGAAGCGATAACAACCATGGCGCACACGTTTTAGGAACCATAGCTGGTAACACACAAGGTTGGGCTAGAAAAGCGAACATTTATCACATGTCACCATATTCTACAAATCCAAACACTGGTTTTACTTCGCGATTGTGGGACTATATACGCGCTTTTCATTTTTCGAAACCTATTAATCCTTTGACGGGTAGGAGAAATCCTACAGTGACGAACCATAGTTATGGTTCAAGATTTGCGTTCACTCTAACTGGTCTTGCCACTTCTATAACAACGGTAAGCTATCGCGGCCAAACATCTAACGGACCATTTACACAAAACCAATTGGTTGATAATTTTGGGATAGTCCCTATTTTTGGTAGAAATGATGTTCAGCCTGGCGCTAGGATTTCTTCAACAGAAGCGGATATACAAGATGCTATAAACGATGGTATAATTGTAATAGGTTCGGCGGGTAATTCAAGCCTTCTGTCTGACGTGCCCGATGGCCCCGATTTTAACAATTTTTTTGTGACTTCTGGTTCTACTATATTTTACAATAGAGGTTCAACACCAGCATCTGCCGATGGATTCATATGTGTGGGTTCAATAGATACCCTTGTTAGCGATTCTAAATCAACTTTCAGTAATTGTGGGCCAAGGGTAGACATATACGCTCCTGGGAGTTTTATACAAAGTTCGTTAAACACGCAAAACGCTTTTAGTATATCAACACCACCAGATCCGAGAAACGCCAATTTTTTCATAGGTAAAATTTCTGGAACTAGTATGTCGGGACCGCAAGTTTGTGGTGTGTTGGCATGTGCGCTTGAGATATATCCGAGCATGAATCAACAAAAAGCTTTAGAATATCTTATTAAATCTGCATCAAAAAGCGGGCAAGTTTTTGATGGCGATAACCAATTCAACACTGGTGTCAATCTATTGGGTTCCCCAAACAGATATCTATTCTATAAGCAAGAAAGACCAGAAACGGGAAAAGTTTTTCCTAAAAAAGATTTTTTTGTGAGGCCAGATAGCGGTGCTGTTTATCCAAGAACAAGAATACGAAGAAAAGGCTAAAGATCGTCATAAATAGAACATAACGGTTTCCATATTCTGAGGGTATAATGTCTATAATAACAAACAAGCTAAGAACTGAAAATGCCAAGAAATTCATATCCGATTTTCAGGATAATGAATATTTCTTGTTTGCATCATCCTTGAATAATGTAGGAACGTTGACTAACAATTCCGATTTTTCAGCTAAAGAATTCCTTGAAAAAACACTGTTTGGGAAAAAGATTCTTCCAACAGATGTATTTCCAGCGATACAAATTTATCGTTGGCAAAAGAACGACGTGTATACGCAATATGATGATAAAGCTGACTTATCTAGCAAACAATTTTATATCGTAGTATATCCACAAGATCAAGGAACTGGCGATTACAGAATATTCAAATGTCTTTTCAACAACTACGGTTCCGAATCACTTCACGCACCAAACTATGGCGACAATGTTCCAGACCAAATTTATCGGACACCCGATGATGGTTATGTGTGGAAGTATATGTTCAGCATAACCAATAGTGATTTCGAAAGATATAATGTTCTTGGCTTCATACCGATAACAAACGCATTGGTGGATACACAGGGCAATAAAAGCATCGATCAAATATTTGTGGAAAATATTTTGGAAAATGTTGGGTATGAAGTAATACATGGGACTATTGTCGAATCACAACCAACTGTATTTCAGATAGTATTGTCGGCAACAAACTTAGACGAGATAGAATCGTTTTATAGTGGACAAAGCATATACATCACAAATCCAGCTAATGGCGAAGCTAAACTATACGAAATAGTATCATATAATTTCAATGTCAATACAAACTTAGCAATAGCAACTTTGAAAAACGATGATGAAAATATTAACTTTATTCAGGTCGGATTTTCCTTTAGTATTACACCAAGAATTGAAATAAAAGGTGATGGGAATGGCGCAAAAGCATATCCAATAATTGAAAACGGACAGATAACACGTATAGAAATTTACAAATCTGGCCAAGGCTACAACAATGCTACGGCGGTCGTTGTTGACCCACTTTTTGGATTTAATCCCGACGAAGATGGTTCAATTGATAAAAGAGCAATACTAAGACCAATAATATCACCTGCTTTCGGGCATGGGACCGATGTTGTAGCAGAACTTTTGTCAAGACATGTCATAGTATATTCAGGCTTCAGTTTCGTTGACAATTCTGTTTTTCCTGTTTCTAATAGCTTTTCTAAAATAGGTTTAGTAAAGAATCCAGAATTCGTTTCAGGGATACCATCTAGATTTGACAATAGGATAAAATTGACGCTAAATGTCAATCCTTTGTCTGTAGGAGATGTTGTGTTGCAGATAAATAACAATGCCGCCAATACGATATATGATTTGAACGAAACTTTTTTTGAAGCAACAGTCCAACAAACTTCTAACAATAATATTTGGTTAGCTGATTATATGGGTCCGTTTTTGAATCAGGACAATCAAAGCACATCTTTGAATCCCGATGAGTTTATACAGACGCCACAAGGACAGTTGATTTCGATTAGCACAGACGAATTTACGCAACAAAAATTGGTAGAGCAGTCGCAATATATACAAAGGACAGGGGAAGTATTATACATGAGTGAATTTAGCCCCATTGAAAGAACAGACCAGGCAAACGAACAATTCAAACTGATTTTAGAATTTTAAGGAACGATAAATGCCAATTAACACAAATTTGAATAGAGGTCCGTGGAACGACGATTTCGATATCAATAAGCAGTTTTATAGAGTCTTGTTCAAGCCAAGATTTGCAGTTCAGGCAAGAGAACTAACCCAACTTCAAACGATATTGCAAAATCAGATAGAACAGTTTGGCGACAATATTTTCCAAGAGGGGTCAATCATTAAAGGTTGTAACTTCACGGAACTTAATGACTTACAATTTGTCAAGTTGATTGATCGCGCTGGTTTCGATGTTTTGGAATTTACATCAAGAACAGAAGGCGAAAACGATGAGATTGATGTTTTCTTCGAAATTGAAGGTAAGAGCACTGGCCTAAAAGCGGCTATCATAGCAGCAACCCGTGGTTTTCAGACAAGACCACCTGATCTTAACACGTTCTACATCAATTATCTAAACTCAAACGTAGTTAATGAAATTCAAAGACAGGTATTCGATTCTGGTGAAGAATTGATTATCAACAAAATTTCCGTTTTCAATATTGAAGACGAAGGGCAAGTGATAGAACAAGTTGTCACAGAAGAAGTTGGTAGTATATTCGTAACAGAACAATCTAATCATGTCGGAAGTTCATTCGGTCTTATAGCTTCCGAAGGTGTGGTTTTCCAAAAAGGACATTTTCTTTTCGCGGACGAACAGCTTGTCATAGTTTCAAAATATGACAATCAACCAGATGGCGTTTCGGTTGGATATGTGATAGATGAAAGTATCATAACTGCACTACAAGATTCATCACTATTCGATAATGCGGCTGGTTCACCAAACGAAAATGCGCCAGGTGCAGATAGATTAAAATTATCCCCTAGACTTGTCACAATTCCAACTGAAGAAGCAGACGACGACACACTTTTCTTCTCTTTGCGTAGATATGAAAATGGCGTGGCAGTTCAAATTCGTGACGTTTCACAATATAACGTCATTGGCGAAGAAATGGCAAGAAGAACATATGAAGAATCTGGCAACTATATCGTTAGCGAATTCAATGTCAGAACGATAGAACGTAATGGTCAGCTAAAAGTTTCAGTAGGGCCTGGCATTGCTTATGTCCGTGGTTATCGTGTGGAAAACAAAGGCGAGTTAATTCTTGATGTTGGTCAAGTGACTACAACAGAATTTCAAGAAAATCAACCCGTATCAATGAAATACGGTTCTTACATTGATGTTTTGAGTGCGACTGGTGTATTGCCAGTTGGTAATTTTGATAGAGTGGATTTACTTGATAGTTCAAATAATAACATTGGTTCTGCTATCATAACAAACTACACGCCAGATAAATTGTTCCTATTTGACTACAGGTTAGACGCAAACACATCTGCTTCGTTTTCTGATATAGCAAGGGTGTCTGCAGGAAATAATTTTGCAGTGGTGGCGAATAATAGCGTAACACCTACGATAAAAGATATAAACCAATCTGCTTTTGTTTTTGACACGGGCGTGTTCAGCATAAAGGAAACAGATGATGTTTCTTTGCCTGTCAGAGATAGCAGAACATTTTCGGGTGTGGCAAGTTCTATAAGCATATTGGCAGTTGCAAATGAAGACTTTGATGTCCCCAATGACGACATTCTAGTGATTGATGGGAACAACCAACAAATCGAAGTTACTTCTGTTGTCCTATCAAGCGACAAAAAGGCTTTGACGATAAACATAGGTGCTAACAACGGTTCAGGAACTGTATATTTCAACAAGCGTTTCCAAATAGCAGAACCACACACGAAAGAAAGTAAGGAACTTTATGTTAGGTTGAATTACACAGCCCCTTCTCCTTTGAGTAATGGCGGCGACGATTTCAATTCAGACTTTAGATACAATCTCGGATTTCCAGATGTTTATGAAATTGTTTCTGTAACCGATTCTTCTGGTGTTGATGTGACACAAAGTTTCCGACTTGTCACTAATCAAAAAGACAACTATTATGACCACTCTTACATTGAACAGATAGCTGGAAGACAACTTCCAGTTGGAGGTGAATTGGTTGTCAGAATGAAAGCGTTTAGAGTCAACCGTGATGTTGGGAAATACTTCTTCACTGCGAGCAGTTATGAAGATGTTACACCAGATAAAATTCCGCTATACACTTCAAAATCAGGAAGAATATACAATCTTCGCGATTGCTTGGATTTCAGACCACACGTTGACCCATTAGGAAGTTACGGCGCAGATTCGCCAACAAATGCTTCTATAATAACAGAACGTGAAATAAACCTTGTTCCGCAATTTACAGGAAATATACTAATTCCTGCTCTTGGCACTTCTGCAAGAATGGACTATGAATATTTCTTGAATAGAACCGATGTTCTAGCCATAGATTCGTATGGTAAATTCGCATTGATTAAAGGTGAAGAAACAGTGGTTTCAAGACCACAAGATGCTGGCGACAAACTGATAATAGCAGAATTGTATATACCAAGCTTCCCTGCATTGACACCTGAAAATGCGTCAAGAACTAATAGAAGACAATATGCAGCAAAAATAAAATCGCGTGGTGTCAAAACTTACACAATGAAAGACATTGATAGGTTAAGCAAGAATATTCAAAGACTTTCTTATTATGCTACAGTATCTGCTTTGGAATTGTCAACACAAAACCTTAATATACTTGATAGCGGCGGACTATCCAGATTCAAGAATGGTATCATTGTAGATCCGTTCACGGATTTGTCAATAGCAGATGTTCAAAATCCAGAATTTAGTGCAGCGGTAGATTTCACCGAAAAAACTTTGATGCCAGCGGTAAGAACATTCCCCATGAATCTTGTCGTGGAAAACACTTCTAACGCCACAATTTTCCCTGACACAGATTCACCAGAGATAGCTACCATTTCTAGGGAAAGTGATGTTTCTATAATATCACAAAGATATGCGACCAATTTTAGAAACTGTGTTAGCAACTTCTACTCGTATCGCGCAACTGGATTTATTTTCCCTGAATATGACGGCGCATATGATGTAATCAACACCCCCGATACAAACATCGACATAGATTTTGTCACACCTTTTGCCGACTTTGTTGACAACATTCAAGAATTTGTTCCATTAACTTCGACAAGAACCGAATTTGTGTCGTCTTCAAGAGAAGCAGTTGGTAGCAACACCACCACTTCTGGTAAAGGAAAAAATGCTAGAACTGCGATAAGCACAACTTTTGAAACCACAGAAATATGGGCAGATATTACAAGAACACTCCAAGTTCTTGCAGGTAGAACTAACGAACAAAGAATTGGCGATTTCGTTACCAATTTCCAATTCAACCCATTCATGCGTTCAAGAGAAATAAATGTGATAATGTTTGGCCTAAGACCTAACACAAGACATTTTGTGTTCTTTGATGAAGTAAACGTAGACGCTAACTGTGCCCCAGGGACTATAGAATCGACTGCTAGAGATGTTCAACGCGCTGGTAGTTTTGGTGATCCTATAATTTCCAATGCCAATGGCGTTGCTTCTGTTGTTTTCAAAATTCCAGAAAACACCTTCTTCGTGGGTGACAGAAAGTTTGAAATGGCAGACGTTAGCATATATGAGAATATAGGTTCGGCATCTACTTCTAAGGGCTTCATCATGTATAGGGCCTACAACTTTAGTATAGAAAAATCTGGTGCTGTAATATCAACAAGACAACCAGAATTTAATGTTGAAGAAACCACCACTTTTAGAAATGTTGTCAATAGACAAGTTGTGACCCAACAAATTTATAGAGATCCTATTGCACAGACTTTCTTTGTGAAACAAGCAATGGGCCGTGGTTCCGATACTGTATTTGCGTCAAAAGTAGATTTATATTTCAGAAGAAGAAGCGATATCAACGGCGTTACAGTGATGTTGCGTGAAGTGATTAACGGCTATCCATCTGCCGAAATTATACCATTCTCTAAGGTTCACTTGACGCCAGAGTTGGTTGAAATTTCTGAAAATGGTTCAATACCAACAACAATATTCTTCAAGACCCCGATAAGATTGGACGTTGAAAAGGAATATGTCATTGTGGTTGAACCAGATGCGGCAGATCCAGATTACTTGATATACACATCAAAAGTTGGTGGAACTGATTTCGCAAGTGGTAATGTTGTTGTTCAAGATTGGGGTGATGGTGTTCTATTCACTTCCACTAACAACAGAGCATGGCAGTCTTATCAAGACGAAGATTTGAAATTTACACTTTATAGACATGAATTTGACACGCAAAATGCAACAGTGACTTTGAAGAACGACAACCACGAATTCCTTTCCATAGGCAATTTGAATGGCAAATTCAACGATGGTGAAATTGTATATTCTGTGAAAGGTAGCGATTTCAATGTTAGTGTGCAGTTTGGTAGTAGCATATTGGGTGGCACTATCAGTGGCATAAACAATGGCGACTTTATCTTGCTGGAATTTTTAAATCAAAAGATAATCGCCCGCATTGTCGAAAATGCTGGTTTCGATTCCACAGGAAACCCGATTGTGATTATAGATAGACCATCCACCTTTAAGACAGTTGGAAATCAGAATTACACAGGTAATGTTGTCGCAAAACCAATTGTTAAAGGAACTATCATATATTACAACTTTAGAAATCCTGTTGACATGATTCTGGAAGCGAGTTCTGCCAGAACGGGTAGGGTTTTCCAAAATTCGGATGTTATACTTGGGTTAGATAGTGGTGCAAGCGCAACGATATCAAGCGTTGATAACATAATGCTAAGTTATCTACAGCCAATGCTTTCCAGAACAACCGACTCTGTTTCAACAGTTGAATTATCTGGTGTGTTTACAGATCCTTTGGATACGAATGTAAGTTATTCGAAAGGCATAGCTTTCAACGACAAGACCGCATTTAATAATCGTGGGATGAGGCTTCTAAGTAAATCGTCAAACATAGACAACACAAGCCCGTTTAGAATTACTGCAACGCTAGACAATGATCAAAACACAACTTCGACACCTTTTTTTGATGTTGAAACTGCGATGATGTTTGCATATCAATACAAGATTTCAAACGAATCGGAAACAACTTCGAAATATATATCTAGAGTAATCGAACTTACAGAAAACTTTGATTCGGAAGATTTCAGAATTTATCTGACTGGATATAAACCATCCAATACGGATATCAAAGTGTATATCAAGGTTCAGAATGTTTCAGACCCAATTACATTCGAATCCAATCCTTGGATAGAACTAGAGTCGCTTGATGGGCAAAATATATTTTCATCATCTAGTAACTTGAACGACTTCAAAGAGTTCGTTTACAATGTTCCACAATCCGCAAAAAATAGCGGCGTCATAACTTACACAAACAGTTCGGGGACATATGAAGGGTATAGAAGGTTTGCAATAAAGATAGAGTTGCTTTCCGAAAACGGATTCAATGTTCCAAGAGTTTCAGATTATAGGGGGATAGCACTGATATGATGTTAAGAGATGAAAAAACTAAGGCGTTAATCAACAATGACCTTGAAGCTTTGAATAAATACAAGATGGAAAGACGACAAGTTCGCAAGATGGAAGAATTGGTAAATGAGATGTCCAAGATAAAAGAAAAATTGGCTTCCGTTTGCGAACGATTGGAAAAGGTAGAGAAGACATAAAATGGCTAAACCAGGTATAATCAATATAGAAACAACCAACACTTTTCAAAATTGGTTGGATGGGTCTAATGAACTTATCGACTTGATGAAAACAGATGTTATGACAGCATCTGAATTAGGCGATACTACTGTGGGGAACGCCACATTAGTAGGCGGGTTTACAGCGAATAATGTTATCGTTGAAGAAGTGTTGCGTTTTGATTTTGCGGAATCCAAAAGTGGTATAAATGAACCGATAACATTCAACTCGCCTCTAAACGTAGAAACGTCTATTGTAAATACAAGCACGTTTAGAAGTTCGTTGGGGCCTAGAACGGCTTACGCTTCTGATACTGTGACATGGCAAGTAGGTTTTGAAAGTGCTTTAAATCCAAATTTTGTAATCACAACTGGTTCTGGAACACCGAGATTTAGATTTAACTCTTCTGGAAACTTGGGGTTGACTTCTTTAACAACAGGAAGCATCAATTCCGAATCTGGGTTGTTGATACAAAGCACAAATAGTGCAGCAAATTCTACAAATAGCACTATAATTTCATCTAGTGGTTCTTCCACTAATGCGACATTTTCTATGATTGGTGCTGGTCTTAATAATAGTGTAAATGGATTCAATTCTACTATTTTATCAAGTCAAGGTTCTTCTGCCACTGGTATCGTATCTTTTATTCTTGGTGGTCTGGGGGCGACGACTTCTGGTGAATTGAATGGCGTGATTGCGAGTAGTGGTTCAAGTGTAGCAGCTAGCCGATCTGTTGTGATTTCTTCTAATGATTCAAATGTTACTATTGATGGGGCGTTATCAACTGTGATTTCTTCTGCTGGAAGTAACGCTAATGGTATTTTAAGCGCAATAGTATCAGGTTTCAATTCACAAACAAATTCTTTCAACTCGGTTATCATAGCAAGCCAAACTTCCACAACAAGTGGAAATGTTTCTTTTGTCATAGGTTCTTTGGGTTCAGAAGCGACTGGAGAACTAAGTGGTGTCATAGCTAGCTCTGGTTCCTTTTCAAATGCCAGTCGTTCATCCATACTTTCTAGTCTAACATCTTCGGCAGATGGGGTAGCTTCTAGCATCATAGCATCGTCTACTTCGGAAACTACTGGATTTAATTCTGCCGTCATCGCTAGCCAAGGTTCTACTACAAATGGCATTGCATCAATTATCATGGGGTCAGTAAATTCGCAAACAGATGGTGAATTGTCTCTTGTTATTGCTAGTTCGGCGGCAACTGCAGGTGCAAGTCGTTCTTCTGTAATATCTTCAAACGATTCTAGTGTTACGGAAAATGGTGCACTTTCTTCCGTCATAGCTTCTTCTGGTTCTACAAGCAATGCTATAGCATCATCGTTATTAGCATCGTCTACTTCGGAAACTAATGAATTTAATTCAGCCATCATCTCTAGCCAAGGTTCTACAACAAATGGCATCGCATCAATTATCATAGGTTCTTTAAATTCACAAACAGATGGTGAATTGTCTTCTGTTATTGCAAGCACATCTTCCTCAACAAATGCAAGTCGGGCTTCTGTGATATCTTCTGTAGATAGTCAAGGAAATGGTGCACTTTCTTCCGTCATAGCTTCTTCTGGTTCTACAAGCAATGGTATAACATCATCGATATTAGCATCATTAAATTCAGAAACTACTGGATTTAATTCTGCCGTCATCGCTAGCCAAGGTTCTACTACAAATGGCACTGCATCAATTATCATAGGTTCTTTAAATTCACAAACGAATAATGAATTATCTTCTATTATTGCAAGCACAACTTCCTCAACAAATGGCAATTCATCATCCATCATATCATCGTCTACTTCGGAAACTATTGGACTTAACTCATCCATCATCTCTAGCCAAGGTTCTACAACAAATGGCATCGCATCAATTATCATGGGTTCTTTAAATTCACAAACAGATGGTGAATTGTCTTCTGTTATTGCAAGCACATCTTCCTCCGCTAATGTAAGTCGGGCTTCTGTGATATCTTCCTCGAATTCCACAAGCAATGGTCTGGCATCATCGATATTAGCATCGTCTACTTCGGAAACTAATGAATTCAATTCAGCCGTCGTCGCTAGTCAAGGTTCTTCAACAACTGGCGTTGCATCTTCTATCATAAGTTCGGTAAATTCAACTATAACAGATCAAGGTATTATTGGTGGTATATATTCGAGCCAAGGGTCTACATTAAATGTCCAATTATCTTCTATCATCGCTTCTTTTAATTCCACTATAACGCATGATCCTAATGATACGATTAAACTAGGTAGAACTGCAATTGTAGCGTCTAGCAGTTCTATTATAGCAAACACACATTCTGTAATTTTGTCTTCGGAAAATTCAATATCTTATTCGCCATATTCTGCTATCATAAGTAGCATCAGATGCCAAACCGCAGAACCGGCGGCTGAAAATTGGGGGTTAAATACAATCATAAATTCCGCAGATTGTAAAACAATGCAAGCCCAAAATGGCATGATTCTGAATAGTAGGGGAATTATAGGTGGCGATGCAGCCGATGATGGGGCGGGTCCAAGTTTCAGACCAGTTATATCTATGGGGTATGTAAACACAACTACACCATCTAGGGCAAATAGAAAAATAGAATTGGACACCCTAAATGGAACTATAAGAGCTTCTGGAACAATACAAGGTGGCCAAACATTCTCAGATTTTGCAGAGATGTTTGAAAATAAAGAAGGTGTTGAAATTCCAGTGGGCACTATTGTTACACTAGACGGCGATGGTGTAAGAATAGCAAATGATGGGGATGATATTGATGGTGTTGTTTCGCACACAGCCGTCCTTTTGGCAGGCGACACTTGTTTCACTTGGCAAGGTAGATATTTGAAAGATGAGTTTGGTAGACATGTGACTAAAGTAGTTGACGCGCCAAAAAATATCGCGGACGGCTTGAAAATGGAAATTCAAGAAGAAAGTCTAGATTATGACCCTAATGTTCCAAACATACCACGTTCAAAAAGACCTAATGAATGGTCTCCTGTAGGTCTCATAGGCCAAGTTTTTGTTAGAGTTTCGCAAGACGTTAAAGATGGTGACAAAATCAAGCCTTCAAATGGCGGCATTGGCATCCCATCTTCCCACAAAACTGGTTTGAAATGTATGAAAATTACTACGCCTTATGATGAAGAAAAGGGATATGCAGTCGCCAAATGTCTGATAAACGTCCAAGTGTAAGACAAGAATAAACATAAATAAAGATAAAAAGGTCGTTTGAATGGCAAAAATTTCTGAACTTGGTAGAATAACTGGCGCAAATACGAAGTCGGGAGACCTCTTCGTTACGGTAAGTATAGATCAGGGTATTAACGGAACAAAAAATATTACCCGTAAGGAATTGCTACAGGCAATCCAACAAGAAGATTTTGATAATATCAGTATAATAGGCGGCGGTATATCAAACGTTAGCGTTTCCAATGCCAATATCACCGATAGCATAATAACTGAAACAGAATTTTCTGAAGGCCAGATAAGTGATTCAGTAATAATAAACGTCGCCATTAACGAATCTGTCTTTAACGATGGGGAAATAAACGATTCCACATTTAATGATGGAACAATCAACGAGTCAGATATAAACGATTCCACGTTTAATGACGGGACGATAACACAAAGTGTTTTCAATGATGGTGAAATTAACGATTCGCTTATAAAAGAAACCCAAATTGAAGACAGCACATTTGAAAATGGTGTTATAAACGACACCAATTTCTTTGATGGTTCCATAAACAATTCCGACATTAACATCGATACAGATTATACTCCTAATCTTGATGACGACAGCTATTTTATCGTGAAAGATGTAATACGCGACGAAACTGTTAAAATATCATATGGCGAACTACAAAATGAATTGGCGGAAACTTTTTTCAAATCGCAGAAAATTTACGTTGATACGAACGCAAAGCCAAATGGTAACGGTAGTTATTTACAGCCTTTCAAGACTTTGGAAGAAGCCATATTTTATATGAACGCAAATGCAACTTTTGCGGTTCCAATTTCACTTTCAGTAATGCCCGGCGATTATTACACTAACGGTAATCTTTCTCTACCAGATAGATGCACGGTAGTTTCAACAAATGGACAGTATGCCACAAATATCATAATGAATGAAGGTTACGAAACAGAAAATGTTTTCTTGGTTGGTTCTGGATGTTATGTTCAAGGTTTCAGTTTTGTCAATCAGCGTGTGGACAACTTTGACAATCCAACTAAAGGATTTGCGATTTCCTTCAGACCAAACGCAACCATTCTACGTTCACCATATATCAGAGACTGCAGCCAAATTTCCAACTATAGAGCAGATACGATAGGTGCCCCGTTAAGCCCTTTCAATTCTGAAGGAACGCTTGCAGATTTGGGTCGTAGATTTACGCTAAGTGATAATACAGGCGCATTTGTTATCGAAGATGAAATTATTGGTCAAACTTCTGGTTCTTTCGGTATCGTTTCAAGAAGCGAAGACTTGGCGGAAAAAGGTTACATCTATATCAGAAATATTGATGGCCAATTCCAAGTAGGGGAAACTATAACATCTCTTTCTGGTGGCGAAGCAACTGTTACAGAAATTGGTCCAGAAGACTTCCCGAACGTATATGTTGGTCGGGGCGGTGGTATGCTACTAGCAGACAGAGCAATTTTAAATCAAAATTCTATATTCCCATATATGCTCGCATTTGGTGCCACACCACGTTCACCAAATGGTATTGGATATGTTGCAAAAAATGGTGGTGGTATAAACGGTATTAGCTCACTTTCGATATTCGTTAGAATTGCTTTCTTTTCACTAAATGGTGGACAACTTACACTAAACAATTCTGGAACACAGTTCGGTGATGTTTCTATGAGGGCAAGAGGTAGAACACGTGTTGTCAATCCTTATACGACAACAGCCCCCATATTCGTATCAGACCAAAATATAGGAACGAATTTAGGTAATAAAATTCTGGATAACAAAGAACAAATCATAGATGATTTATGGAACTATCTAACCAACGATTTAGGTTATCAAGGTTATGATTCTGTAAAATGTGCAAGAGATGTTGGTTACATTCTTGAAGCCGTGTCTAAGGACATGACACTAGAAACTAACTATTGGGCGGTTGTCAATGGAATTGCATATACTAGGGGTGCGTCTTCTGTAGTAATTGACGAACAGCTTGTTGAAACATCGGCGGCAATAAGTTTCTTGAAAGCACGTGTCATAGAAATACTAAACGATTCAGAAAGCATTTCTAGAGTTAGCGCATCTTTCGATGAAATAATAGACATTCTAGAAAACGGCGTTGAAAATGCTGATCCCGTATTCTTTGAAGATACTGGCGTAGCCAACCATGCGATTGGCAGAAACCAGATTCAAAACAACAAATCCCTTATAATAGATGATCTGATTGATTGGATAAGTGAAAATTATCCAACTTTGGATTATGATGAATCTTTGTGCAGAAGAGATTCTGGATTTATTCTCGATGCTTTCAGTCATGATATAAACTACACGGGCAACGCGGCTACCATTATAAATGCAGAGGCATATTTCTTGGGCTCTTCAAGTAAGCTTCCAGAAGATCAAAAAATACCAACTGCATTGGCTATAGAAAAGCTTGGTGAAATTTGCGCTTCTGTTGTCTTAGGTACATATTCAGGGCAAGATAACACAGCAGGCGCAGCTTCGCAAGACGAAAGTGAACGTTGCATTGCACTATCTGAAATCATAAAAAATGTGATACTAAAAGACACTTTGGCAGCATTACCACCTAGAATCGAACCCGACAAGTCTTGGGTTGATAATGTATATCTAGTTGGCGAAAAAAACATAGCAAGAAATACCAAAAGATTAAAATCGTTGGTGCTTTCCTTCGTAAATTCTGAATTCAAGTTCATTGACGAGAATTTCACAAGACGTGATGCTGGTAATTGGTTACGCGCACTAGGATTTGATTTCTTGAATGGGTCGCAAAGTCTTTCAAGAAACTTTGTTGCTGGTCTTTTTGACTATAAAGGACAGTGGGTGTTCCCGATTGTCAGAAACCCAAATAACGCACCTATAAGAAATGTCATATCAGCAATTCCAAGTGCAAGCTTATTACCGACTATAAATAACAAGCAAGGCGACACTTATGTAGTATTCGCTGATTCTGAAAATATATGGAATGGTGATATATATGTTTGGGTTATTAATCAATGGGTTAATTATGGTCCTAATGATACTGACATACTTGATTCGTTCTTATTGTCTTTTGATAGAATGGGCTTCTTCATAAAAGATACATTCTCGCCAAATCTTCAAGAGGCAACAATGTTGGACGCTATAATAGAAGATGTAACAAAGCAAACGATAATAGATCCAGAACCAAGAAGATTAAATTTCGGTAGTTTGATTGAAAGTTTGGCGCATCAGTTCAACTTGGCGGGTGCGGGTGTTAACAAAAACGCATTACCACTAAACTTTAGAAGAGTGGCAACACAAAGATCTGCATTAAGGTCTATTTTACAAGAAGATGGTGGAAGGGTGAGATTTTCTGGTGCGGACGAATTGAACAACCAATTTTTTGCAAAAGGGTTGAGAATCAACGGACAAACGGGACGCTTAGAAGGGCGTCCATTCACATCATCGGTTAGAAGACTGGCAAGAAGAGCAGCTAATAGTAGGGTATCAATATGAGCAACAACGACATAATAATAATCCAAACAGAACAGGCACCAGACGCAAAACCAGTAGGTGTTAGCAGAACTTTAGATATAAACTGGCAAAAACTTATTGAAGTTCCAGCATACGAAGTTCCAGAACAAACTTTTGGTGGGACAACGGTAATAGCCCCAGGTGTTGCTGAAATAATAAGTCCATTATTGGCTTGTAATAAAACACCAGCACCTGCAACGATAAGTTTGAGAATGTATCGCGCTGATACTAATACACATTTTTTGGTAGCGAATGAAATACCTATTGATATAAATGACTTGATAATCATACCATTGAATGGACAATTCATTTACACAGGCGACACATTGGAAGCAAAAACCAACATAGATGATGCTATAGACATAACAATATCTTACACAGTTGGTGAAGCGGAGCAAGATGATGTCGTTTAAGACTACCAGAGGTAGAACCAAATTACTTGGTCAAGGCTCAAAACAAAAATTTCCAATAACTCTTGATGTTCAAATCAACGAGGGCGGAATTATTTATGCCGAAGATACGAATATGTATTATTCAGACGGAACTGAATGGAAATTCCTTTCTTCGCAAGGTATTCAGGGTATCCAAGGTATTCAGGGTTTGCAAGGCCGTCAAGGTATACAAGGTAATTTCGGTCCTGCAATTAAGATAATCGGGTCTGTTGAAGACGTTAATGTTGACCCACCAAACAACCCGAACACTTTATTAAATTCATTATTTCCTGAAAGCGAATTAGGTGATGGTGTTATTGATGAAGCAACTGGTGATTTGTGGATATTTCGTGATGTTCTATGGATAAATGTTGGAAACATTCGCGGTCCTGCTGGCCCACAAGGTATTCAAGGTTTGCAAGGTATCCAAGGTGTTCAAGGTATGCAGGGAACCCAAGGTCTACAAGGTAGACAGGGCTTGCAAGGTTCACAAGGAACACGAGGAACCCAAGGACAACAAGGTATCCAAGGCATACAAGGTCTTGATGGTGCGCAAGGAACACAAGGTTCTCAAGGAACACAAGGATTCCAAGGTATTCAAGGTGTTCAAGGCTTTGATGGTATTCAGGGTGTGCAAGGTGCGGATGGTGTTCAAGGTATACAAGGTATACAAGGCGTCCAAGGTTTGCAAGGTTTGCAAGGAATTCAAGGTGCAGAAGGCATACAAGGAACCCAAGGAACCCAAGGATTACAAGGTATCCAAGGTCTTGATGGTATTCAAGGAACACAAGGAACACAAGGAACCCAAGGCGTCCAAGGTATTCAAGGTATACAAGGTCTTGATGGTAACTTAGGTGCACAAGGTATTCAAGGCATCCAAGGATTACAAGGCATCCAAGGCGCTGAAGGTATTCAAGGCATCCAAGGATTGCAAGGTATTCAAGGTACAGAAGGTATTCAAGGAACGCAAGGCACACAAGGAACCCAAGGACCACAAGGATTGCAAGGTATTCAAGGTGCAGAAGGTATTCAAGGAACCCAAGGCGTTCAAGGTATCCAAGGCATTCAAGGCATCGATGGTAACTTAGGTGCACAAGGTATTCAAGGAACCCAAGGTATTAGTGGACCACAAGGCATTCAAGGTGCACAAGGAACCCAAGGCACACAAGGCTTACAAGGTATTCAAGGAACCCAAGGACCACAAGGCACACAAGGTTTGCAAGGCATTGATGGAAACTTGGGTGCGCAAGGCTTACAAGGTATTCAAGGTGCAGAAGGGCCACAAGGCACACAAGGTTTACAAGGCATTGATGGTAATACTGGTGCGCAAGGCTTGCAAGGTATTCAAGGTGCAGAAGGACCACAAGGCACACAAGGTTTACAAGGCATTGATGGTAATACTGGTGCGCAAGGTTTACAAGGAACCCAAGGTTTACAAGGTCGCCAAGGTATCCAAGGTATTCAAGGTATTGATGGTAACTTAGGTGCCCAAGGTTTACAAGGAACCCAAGGACCACAAGGCACACAAGGAATACAAGGTATTCAAGGTATTGATGGTAACATTGGTGCACAAGGAACCCAAGGTTTACAAGGTATTCAAGGTATTACTGGAAACCTTAGCAACTGGATATCGATAACATCAGCTTATACTGCAAGTACTGGCGAACAAATAATTGCCAATACTACTGGAGGCGTTTTTACTGTAACCTTACCACCATCACCAGAAGCAGGCTTCATAGTTAAAATTGCAGATGGTGGCGATTGGTCGGTAAATAATCTCACAATTGGTAGAAATGGTTCAACCATTGAGGGTGTTGCGCAAGATCTAATTTTGGATGTAGGTGCGATTAGTGTAGAATTGGTTTATGACGGTTCCACATGGCAAGTTTTTGCTACTATCACGGGCGTCACATCGGAAACAAACATAGAAGTGCAAGATGATGTCACCACAAACGATACGAGATATGTGTTGTTTTCGGAAGAAACTTCTGGCAATACAAGTATAATTTACACTTCGTCAACAAATCTAACATACAATCCATCTACAGGGACAATATCAGCATCCAACTTCAATTCTCTTTCGGATGAAACTCTCAAAGAAAATATAGAAACCCTTACAAATTCGCTTGACATTATCAAAAAAATAAATGCTGTATCATTCGATTGGAAGAATGGTGGAAGAAAATCTTATGGGGTTATTGCGCAAGAAATAGAAAAAATACTTCCAGAAGTTGTGCAGACACAAAATGGTATTAAGAGTGTGTCATACAATTCTTTGATTGCATTTTTGATACAGTCAATTAAAGAGCAGCAAATTCAAATTAGTGAATTGTTTGAAATGATAAATAAATCGTAAAGCCGAGTATCCAAGGAGGACGCGAAGATGGCAATTAAAATCCAAGGCGATACGGTCATATTCGATGACAAGGTATTTCGCCCAGCGCAACTTACAACCGCACAAAGAGATGGAATCGCAAGCCCTCTATCGGGCATGCTTATCTATAACACCGATATAAATTCCATCGAAGGCTATAATGGCACTGCTTGGGTTCAAATAGGCGGTTCTGATGAGTTTGCTCGCACAGTAGCATTCTTAGGATTATAAGATATGATTAGTACAAAAACAATTATAGATAAAGCAAACGCCAAGATCACTGCTGGCTTAACTGAAGAAGAAGTTCAACAACTCAGTGTGATAGACGATTCCATTACAAAAAGCAAGTTGACTGTTGCTACCGTTGGTGATCTTCCATCTGTAGCTGATAACAAGGGAAGACTCGTCTATGTAAGCGGAGAAGATGGTTATTACTTTAGTGATGGAACAGAGTGGTTGAGTGATTTTAGTAGTGTCTCGCAAGTTATTAGTGGTATCCTTTATGCTTGGGGTCGTGGCAGCGACGGTCGACTAGGTGACGGAACAGCCATCGCCAAATCGTCTCCAGTCACAGTCGTTGGTGGCATCACAAATTGGAGTCAGATATCTGCAGGTAGTAGTCACAACCTAGGTGTTACTGATGCTGGCATAGCCTATGCTTGGGGTTCTGGCGCAAATGGTAGACTAGGCGATGGCACTACAATCAACAAATCATCGCCAGTCACTGTAGTCGGTGGTATTACTAATTGGAGCGCAGTTAGTGCGGGTAACGCTCATAGCCTTGGTCTTACTGATGCTGGCATAGCCTATGCTTGGGGTGCTGGCATCGACGGTCTACTAGGCGACGGAACAACCAACATCAACAGATCAAGTCCAGTCACAGTCGCCGGTGGCATCACAAACTGGAGTGCGATCTCGGCTGGTGGCGATGGTGGCGCTCACAACCTAGGTGTTACTGATGCTGGCATAGCCTATGCTTGGGGTCTTGGCAGCTACGGTCGACTAGGTGACGGAACAACTATTGCCAGATCGAGTCCAGTCACAGTAGTAGGTGGTATTACTAATTGGAGCGCAGTTAGTGCGGGTACCGCTCACAGTCTTGGTCTTACAGATGCTGGCATTCTTTATGCTTGGGGGCTTGGCATCGACGGTCGCCTAGGTGACGGAACAGTTATCAGAAGATCAAGCCCAGTCACGGTCATTGGTGGCATTACTAACTGGAGTTCAGTCTCTGCTGGCACTCACAACCTCGGAGTTACAGATACTGGTGTTCTCTATGCTTGGGGTGCTGCTGGCAACGGACGACTAGGTGATAACACAATCATCGATAAATCATCACCAGTCACTGTTGTAGGTGGCATCACCAACTGGAGTGCAGTTAACGCTGGAGGTTATCACAACCTAGGTGTTACTGATGCTGGCATTCTTTATGCTTGGGGTCGTGGCAGCTACGGTCAACTAGGCGATGGCTCAGCAATCAACCGATCATCACCAGTCACGGTCATTGGTGGCATCACAAACTGGAATGCAGTCGCTGCGGGCGTTACCAGTATTGCAATCTCTACACAATCAAAAGGTTTTAATGAGCCATGAATATATCTAACTTAATCATAAGACTACAACAGCTTGCAAATCAAAGCACAGATGCTTTTGAACTCATGGTACTCGCAAAGGCAATTGAAAAAGCAAAGGTAGGTGCTGTTCAAACTGTTGCTACATTCAGCGATCTTCCTACTCTGCCGTTAGCAGAAGACGGTGAACTGTTTCTAGTCGAAGCAGACGAGGATCTATACTTTAATGTAGGAAATGTTTGGGATAGGTTTAGACCGTTCGAGTTTGAGCTGCTGAGTTGGGGTGCTGGCACCAACGGTCGACTAGGTGACGGAACAGCTATCGCCAAATCAAGTCCAGTCACGGTCATTGGTGGTATCACAAACTGGAGTATAATTGATGCCGGTAGTAGTCACAGTCTTGGTCTCACTGATGCAGGTGTCCTCTATGCCTGGGGTATTGGCAGCGCCGGTCGACTAGGCGACGGAACAACCAACATCAACAGATCAAGTCCAGTCACAGTGGTTGGTGGCATCACAAACTGGAGTCAGGTTAGCGCTGGTGGCGTTCACAACCTCGGAGTTACAGACACGGGTGTTCTCTATGCCTGGGGTGCTGGCGGCTACGGTCGACTAGGTGACGGCACTATTATTGATAAATCAAGTCCAGTGACAGTCGCCGGTGGCATCACCAACTGGAGCACAGTTAGCGCTGGTGATTCTCACAGCTTAGGTCTTACAGATGCTGGCATTCTTTATGCTTGGTCGTTTGGCACCAACGGTCGACTAGGCGACGGAACAACCATCTCCAGATCATCACCAGTCACCGTGGTTGGTGGCATCACCAACTGGAGCACAGTTAGCGCCGGTGGCGCTC